GATATGATGGAGGATTCGTATTGGCTTAAGGCAGTATCAACATCTTATACAGCATCACTTATAGAAGATAAAGTAAAAAACTAGAAGAGGCAGTTCTTTATTGGTTAGGATCTGGAAAAGAAGTAATAGATCAAACCCAAGAAGATGCAAAAGCATTTGGTTTAGAACTGCCGAAAACAAATAAAAAAGAAGAAGAAGATTTTGAGGTTAACGAAGATAATTGGGATGCCTTGATGATGTTTTGTAATATGCAAACACAATGGTCTACTTCTTTCGGAGGTTTCGTAGGATTAAAATATGAGGTACTTCTAATGCAAGGAGGTATGTTTGACCTTTACAATATAAAAGAAAGGTCTAAAATCTTAGAAGAGATCCAAATCATGGAAGCTAAAGCTTTGAAGGAATTAAATAAGGAAACTAAATAATATGGCTAATACTCAGACTGTTACTAGAGTTGGTATAAAATTTCAAACTGGTGGTAATGAACAGGTAACCAAAGCTTTTAAAAGATTAAGTAGGGAAATTGGCGTTTTAAAAAGAAATTTTTCTGGTCTTTCGGGTAAAGAATTAGCAAGTGTAAAAAAACAATTAATGGCTGTTAATGGTGCTACGGCAAATAGCATTAATAGTATGCAAGCTCAAAAAACTGCTTTACAGGGTTTGCGTAATATGGCCGATGTTACTGGCCTTGAGTTTAAACAGTTAACAAAAGACATAGCTTTATTAGATTCAAAGATGAAACAAGCTGCTGCTGGAGGTGGTGCTGGTGGATTAAAGGGAAGATTAAAGGGTTTAGCAAAAGGTGCTGGAGCGATTGCTGCTGGTGGAATTTTTGGAGGCCCAGAAGGTGCGATAGGTGGTGCAATTGGTCTTAAAGTAGGCGGCCCTGCTGGTGCTGCTGTTGGTGCTGCTATTGGCGCACAAGTTGGTATGGTTAGACAGCAATTGTCTGGGATTGCAGAATTTTCAGCAGAATTAGCTTTGCAACGTAAAGCATTAAAATTGGTTATAGGAGATACGCAAAAATTTGATAAGTCTCAAAAGTTTTTATTACAAACTTCTAGAAAATTAGCAATTCCACAAAGTGTAATAACTAGACAATTTACTTCTTTAACGGCATCAGTTGTTGGTGCTGGACAATCTGTCTCGGATGCAGAAAAGGTATTCCAAGCTATAGCTGCTGGTATTAGAGGTACAGGTGGAAATCTTGAGGACATGAAAGCTGCAATGAGAGCAACTAGCCAGGTGTTCTCAAAAGGTAAAGTATCTGCCGAAGAATTAAGACAACAATTAGGCGAAAGACTGCCCGGTGCTTTTACATTATTTGCTGAGTCAATGGATAAGACCCCAGCAGAATTAGATAAAGCATTAGAACAAGGAAAAGTAACTCTTGATGATTTCATGAAGTTTGCTGAAACTTTATTCTCAAGATACGGAAAAAACGCAGAGATATTAGCAGCAGGGCCAGAAGCTGCTGGTGATAGATTAAGAACATCGTTAGAAGAACTTAATGATGATTTAGGTGCATTGTTAAGACCTATTGGAGCGCAATTTCAGACATTGTCTGAAGACATTATTAAAAGCTTTGGAGCAATTGTAAAAGGTTTTAGAAAGGCTGTAGAGGGTATAGTAAAAGAAAGAGAAATGATTAAAGAATTAGAACTCACAGCAACAGAATTAGAGCAAGAAAATAGTCGATCTAAAGATAAAGCTCTAAAGCAAATACAAAATACTGTTATTACTCAGGATGATATTAATAAAATTTTAGAAAATACAAAATTTAAAATAAATTTAGCTGGTAGACAAGAAAGATTTAATAAAGACGTACAGGAATTATTAGGTAAAACATTTGGTGATAGTAAAGATGCTCTGTTTTTATTTGAAAAAGCTTTTGGCAAAAATTTATTTGATATAACTCGTGAAATCAGGAGAAAAGCAATAACTGATATGTTTACTGGTTCTGGTACTGATGCACAAGGCAGAGATTTTGATGATGAATTTTTTGGCTCTGGCCCTGTTAAACCGGACAGCACAAATGGAAGTGGAACATCTGAAGATAAAAAATTAAATGGAATACAAAGAGGAGCGCAGCAATACTTCGATACAATAAAAAGTTTTGCAGAGGAAACAGGTGCAGCAGTAAGTAAAGCATTCCAAGGTATGGAGGATGCACTTGTTAAGTTTGTTATGACCGGTAAACTTAATTTTTCTGATTTGACCAGATCTATATTGGCTGATTTAGCAAGGATTGCTATAAGGCAAGCAATAATGAAACCACTTATGGGTTTGTTTCCATTTCTGCAAAATGCTAACGGAAATGCATTTGCACAAAATGGCATAGTTCCATATCGAAAGGGAGGAGTTGTAAATTCACCCACTATGTTTAAGTTTGGAGGATCTAACTTAGGCATTATGGGAGAGGCTGGGCCAGAAGCTATACTTCCGTTGCAAAGAGGTAAAGGCGGCAAGCTTGGAGTTATTGCACAAGGAGGTGGTACTGGTAATATAACTGTTAATGTTGATGCTACTGGTAGTTCTGTTGAAGGTGATGAGGAGGGAGGTCGTCAGCTTGGAGAAGTGATAGCATCAGCCATACAATCACAACTGATTGAAGAAAAACGACCAGGGGGTTTACTAGCATAATGGCAACTTTTCCAAGCATTGAGCCAAGTTTTCCAGTTAGAAAAATATCAAAGCCAAATACAAGAACAGTGAAGTTTGGAGATGGCTATGAACACAGATTATTATTTGGATTAAATCAAAATCCAAAAGTTTTTAATTTGACTTGGAAACATATTCTTGAGTCAGATGCAGATGTCATAGAAAGCTTTCTTGATGCTCGTGCCGTAGATGGAGCAAGTTTTACATATACACCACCAAATGAGCCAAGTGCTATGCAATTCAAATGTCAGAATTGGAGTAAATTAATGGAGCGACCTAGCAGGGCAACAATAGAAGCAACATTTACAGAGGTCTTTGAACCATGAGTACTGATCCTGTATTTAGTGAAATTCAAAAGATTAATCCTTCAGCAATTATTGAACTTTTTAAATTGCAATTAGTTACTTCATTACATGGCACTAATCAAGGACAGCCTAATGTAAATGAGACTAATGTTTACAGGTTTCATGCTGGATCAAATTTAAATGCAAATGGTCAAATAGTTTTTGCAAGTAAAGCATATCTTAGGTTTCCTGTTCAGGCTTCTGGCTTTAAAGATGAACGTGGTCAACTTGCAAGACCAAAATTAATAATCAGTAATGCAACAGGATTGATGTCATCTATTTTAGTAAGTGTTAATAAAATTACAGCAGGTAATGATCTTACTGGTGCTACTTTTACAAGAATAAGAACAATGGCACGATTTTTAGATGCAGTAAATTTTACAGGAAACACTAATCCATTTGGAACGCCAGATCCAACAGCAGAATTTAGACGAAAAATTTATATAGTAGATCGAAAGTCAACAGAAAATAGAGAAATTGTAGAATTTGAGCTTGCAGCGGCTACTGATATGGCTGGAGTAAGAGCGCCAAAACGTCAATGTACTCGTGCTTTATTTCCTTCTATTGGTACGTTTAATCAATGACTTGGAGAGATGATGCGTTGGTTCATGCGAAAGACCAAGATCCAAAAGAATCTGTTGGATTGCTTTTAAACATTAGAGGTAAACAAAGGTATTATCCTTGTGAAAATCTGGCTATTACAGATCATCAGCACTTTATTTTAAATCCAGAAGACTATGTCAATGCTGATAAATTAGGAGAAATTATTGCTATTGTTCATAGTCATCCAGTAACACCACCAATACCAAGTCAAGCTGATCGTATAAGTTGTGAACATAGTAAACTGCCTTGGCATATAGTTAATCCGAAAACAGAAGAGTGGGGAGAATGTATACCAGAAGGATATACTCCGGATTTACTAGGTCGGCCTTGGGTATGGGGTGTTACTGATTGTTGGTCTTTAGTAAGAGATTGGTATAAACAAGAAAAAGGTATTGAACTGAGAGATTGGGAAAGACCATTAACACCAGAAGAATTTCTACAAGATCCTATGTTTGAGAGATGTGCGTGGAGAACTGGTTTTAGACAATTAAGAAAAGAAGAATGTCTCGAAAACGGAGATTTAATTTTTATGTCAATCATGGGCAATGGCTTAAATCACGTTGCTTTATTTATAAATAATGAAGTATTACATCATTTGGCAGATAGACTATCTTGTAGAGAACCATATTCCGAGTGGTTGCTAAAATGCACAGGAGGTAGGTATCGTTATGCTTCGTAAAGTAAAGCTGTATGGAGAATTAGCAGATTTTATCGGTCATAAAGAACTTGAGGCTGTTATAACTTGTACTTCTGATGCTATAAGATTTTTAACTAGTAATTTTTCAAATCTTGAGGCACATATGGCAGATCGTTATTATCAAGTTTTAGTTGATGATTACGATATAGGAGAAGAAGATATTCACAATCCAATAGGTCAATCAGATATAAGTATTGTTCCTGTTATCACTGGTGCTGGCGGTGGTGCAGGTAGGTTTTTACTTGGAGCAGTACTAATTGGTGCTTCTTTTGCTGTAGGAGGTGGTTTGTTAGGTGGTGCTTTAGCTAAGAATTTAGGAGCAATAGGTTTTGTTAAAAATATAGGATTTGCATTAGCGATTGGTGGTGTAAGTCAAATGTTATTTCAACAAGAACAGCCAAAAGATTTTAGTGATGATCAAGACCCTAGAATTTCATTTAATTTTTCTGGGGTGCAAAATACTAGCCGGGCGGGAACTACGCATCCGATTGTTTATGGAGAAATATTTACTGGTTCAGTAGTAATATCAGCAGGCATTGACACTAATCAGGTATCAGTATGACGGATAAAATTATTAGAGGAGCAGGTGGCCCTCCTCCCACGCCACCTCCTCCATATAAAGCTCCAGATACTTTAAATAGTAGGCAATTTGCAACAATATTAGATTTAATTTCAGAAGGTGAAATAGAAGGTTTTGCTACTCCTTCAAAAGCTGGACTTACAAAAGGAACTGTTGCCTATAACAACGCTGCTTTAAAAGACATATTTTTAAATGATACTCCTATTTTAAATAGCAGTGCTAGTAATACAAACCCACAAACAGCAGATTTTAATTTTCAAAATGTAGGATTTACACCTCGTTTTGGAACTTCTAATCAAACTCATATTGCTGGTATTGAGGGTAGTCAGTCAACATCTGCCGTAGGAGTAACAGTGACAAATTCTTCTCCTGTCACTCGTCAGATAACTAATACTGCTGTTGATGCTGCAAAAGTTACAATTACATTTCCGCAACTTCAAAAAGCTACAGATAAAGGTGATTTATTAGGTTCTTCTGTCAATTTTAAAATACAAGTTCAATACAATAGTGGTGGTTTTACCGATATAATTAATGACACAATTACAGGTAGAACTGCTGATGCATATCAAAAGGAATATCGTGTCAATCTTACAGGTTCTTTTCCAGTTGATATTAGAGTTGTTAGAGTTACAGCAGATAGTACTAGTAGTCAACTAGTTGATGCTTTTACTTGGACTAGTTTAACTGAAATTGTTGATGATAAACAGACTTATCCAAATAGTGCGTATACAAGCTTAAGAATAGATTCTGAACAATTTAACTCAATACCAAAAAGAGCTTTTCGTATTCGTGGTGTAAAAGTAAGAATACCTGGCGCTGGTGCATCGGGTTCTGGTACACCAAGTATAGATCTTCAGAGCGGAAGAGTTATTTATCCAACTGGTTATATTTTTAACGGAACAATGGGTGCTGCTCAATGGTGTACATGTCCGAGTTTAATATTACTTGATCTTTTAACTACTGAAAGATATGGTTTTGGCGCTCATATTATTGATAGTAATTTAGATTTATTTAGTTTTATTGCTGCTAGTAAGTATGCAAACGAATTAGTAGATGATGGTTTTGGAGGTCAAGAAGCTAGATTTAGTTGTAATGTAAATATACAAGGATCTACTGAAGCTTTTGACTTAATTAATGAGTTGGCTGGTGTTATGAGATCTTTTCCAATATGGTCAGAAGGATCTGTAACTTTATCTCAAGATCGGCCTACAGATCCAAGCTTCTTATTTAGTTTGGCAAATGTAGGTGAAGCAGGGTTTAGTTACTCAGGAAGCAGTCTAAAACAAAGACATACTGTTATATCTGTCAGCTATTTCAACATGGATAGCAGGGAGATAGATTATGAAATTGTAGAGGATACATCTGCTCAAAATAAACTAGGAATAATTAAGAAAGACGTAAAAGGATTTGCGTGTACATCTCGTGGAATGGCACAAAGACTTGGGAAAGCAATACTGTTTAGCGAGCAACAGGAGACTGAGGTAGTTAGTTTTACAACCTCAATAGAGGCTGGGGCGATTGTTAGACCTGGTTCTGTTATTTCTATTAACGATCCAGTTAGAGGTGGAGAGCGAAGAAGTGGTCGTATAAAATCTGCTACAACAACTGCCATAACAGTTGACAACACAGCTGATCTTGATACTTTTACTGGTACAAATAAAAAATGCAGTGTAATATTACCCGATGGATCGATAGAAACAAAAAATATACTTAGTGTTACAAATGGAGTAATAAGTCTAGATTCTGACTTGTCTGTAACACCAAATGTAAATAGCATTTGGCTTATTCAAAGTTCTACTTTAGAAGCTCAAACATTTAGAGTCATTTCTGTTGAAGAAAAAGATGAGGTTAATTTTTCTATAACAGCATTAACTTACATTGATGGTAAATATAACAATATTGAACAAGGGATAAATTTACCTGCAAGAAATATTTCCTTACTTAATGAGCCAAAAGATCCACCAGCAAACTTACAGGCATCAGAAAGAATTGTTGTTGTAAATGCTCTTGCTGTTACTAAATTAATTTTATCTTGGGTTTCTGTTACAGGTGTCAGCCAGTATCTTGTTCAATATAGATTTAACAATACAAACTGGGTTACAGAAATTGTTTTTAGACCCGACTTTGAATTACTTAATACTGAGGCTGGAACGTATGAGTTTCAAGTTTTTTCCTATAATGCTGCTCTTAAGTTATCGGCGACATCAACTAACTTGACTTTCAATGCTGTAGGCAAAACAGATCCACCTGGTAATGTTCAAAATCTATCTATAGAACCAATTACTAATAAGCTAGTAAGACTAAGATGGACAAAAGCTGTAGATCCTGATGTTTTACATGGAGGACGAGTTTATGTTCGACATAGTAATTTAACTGATGGTAGTGGTACATTTCAAAACTCTGTTGATCTTGTTACTGCTCTTGCTGGAAATACTACAGATGTTGTTGTACCTTCTTTAGACGGAGAATATATTCTTAAGTTTCAAGATGACCAAGGAAATTTTAGTGTTGGAGAAACTAGTATAATTCAAGACTTGCCTGACCTTGTAGATACACAGGTGATACTACAAGATAGAGAAGACTTAGATAGTCCTCCATTTCAAGGTACAGATACTAATACAACATTTAGCAATACTGCAAGTGCATTACAGCTTACAAATCCAGCTACAAATGCAACAGGAGAATATGCTTTTAAAGATATTTTAGATTTAGGTGCTGTATTTTCTCTTGATTTAAAAAGGATTATACGTTCAGTTGGTTTTGTAATAGGAACAGATATAGAAACTATTATTCCAAATGGATCGTTTTGGGATGATTATGCAATTGATGGTAATTTTGATGGTGCAGCAGCCGATGAAGCAAACTGTCAGATACAAGTAGCAACATCACAAACAGCATCAGGATCTTTTGGTGTATTTAATAACTTTGCAAATGGAACATTTAAAGGTCGTAGATTTAAATTTAAATTACTTCTTGAAACAACAAATGTTTCTCAGAATATGAACGTACAACAGGCAGGTTACACCGCAGAATTTCAGTCGAGAACAGAACAAAATTATCAAACAGGAGGTAGTACATCTACTGCACCACAGCAATCAGGTACATCATCTTCTGGCAAGACAGTGACTTTTGGTACACCATTCTTTGTTGGTACTTCTTCTTTAGGAGGAGCAAACGCTTTTCTTCCTTCTATTGGAATTACAATTCAAGATGCTCAAGGTGGAGATTTCTTTACAGTAACAAGTGTTAGTGGTACAGGATTTAATTTAAAAGTAAAAAACAGAGATACATCAGGTAATGAAACTTTTGTTGATAGATCTTTCACATTTTCGGCTGTAGGATATGGTAAAGGAGTGTAATTAGTAACCCATGGCACAAGTTTCCGATTTTAATGTAGCGAACGCCTCTGGAGCTTCTGTCCGTAGTGACATAAATGCAATACTCGAAGCAATAAAGACTTGTAATAGCGGTGGTTCTGATCCGTCAAATCCAGAACAGTTTATGTTCTATGCAGATACAGCAGATAATAATAATTTAAAAATAAGAAACGCAGCAAATAACGCATTTACAACTATTGGTTCTGTTGACGAAGCAAATCTAGGTTTACTACCTAGAGCAGGTGGCACGATGACAGGTCAGCTTTTAGGTGATGATGGATCTGCTGCTGGTTCCCCAGCATATGCGTTTGATAACGACACAGATACAGGAATGTTTCGATCAGGTGCTAATACAATAGGATTTGCAACTGCTGGTACTCATCGTGTATCTATTGTTAATACTGGAATAGTTACTGAAAATGGTTCAGACATAAGACTTGAAGATGTAGGTGCTAGTCATACTATTGCTTTAAAACCTCCAGCACTTACTTCAAATATATCTCTTACCTTACCGTCCTCTATAACTAATGGTGGTTTTTTGCAAACTGATGGTTCTGGTAACTTAAGTTTTCAAATAGTAGCAGGTGTACCTAGTGGTGCAGTATTTTGTATTGCTGTAGCTTCTGTTCCATCTGGTTATTTAGAGTGTAATGGTGCAGCAGTCAGCAGAACAACGTTTGCTGCTTTGTTTGCTGTTATTGGGGAAGAATATGGTGCAGGTAATGGAAGTTCAACATTTAATGTTCCTGATTTAAGAGGTGAATTTATTAGGGGTTTTGATAATGGTAGAGGTGTAGATAACAATAGAAGTATTGCCAGTTCTCAAAGTGACCAAAATGATTCTCATACTCATAGTTTTTCAGCGACTACATCTAATAAATCTTTAACAGGTGAAGTGAAAAAGATTGCAGAGACTTTTGCTGGTAGTGGCGAGGCAACTGGCGTGTTTACAAAAACAAGTAGTATTGTGGCAGGTGCAACTCCTTCAAGAGTGGATAGTAGCCCATCAGGTAGTTTTAGTATGGATGCCTCACATACTCATACATTATCTGGAAGTACAGGTAGTCAAGGTGGTGAAGCTAGACCAAGGAACATCGCTATGATGTATGTAATAAAAGTCTAATTATGGCAATCGAACCAGGTATTTACAACTTTACACTTCAAAGAAGATCAGACCACTCAATACCCTTAATTTTTAAGGATTCAAATAATAATGCAATAAATCTTACAGGTTTTACTGTTGCAGCACAAGTTTGGGAAGAAACTCGTAATCATAAATTTGCAGATTTTTCAGTATCATACACAGACAGATCAGCAGGTTCAGTAAGCATAAGTCTTACAGATGTTCAAACTGCAACATTTACAGTTGAATCTTTAAAATATGATGTGTTGATAATTGATGCAGCAGGTAACAAAGAATATTATTTAGAGGGTACAATAACAATGAGTGAGGGTTACACGACTACATGACCTCAGTTAACATAACAACCAAAAGGAATACTGTAACAGTAAACGGAGATACAAATGTCGTAACTGTTTCAACTCTTGGCCCTCAAGGCCCACAATTTAGTGTTTCTAATACTAATTTAAATGACACAAATCGAGTCAATAATTCAGTAGTGTATTTTGATTCAACAAGTGGTACATTTAAAGCAGATCAAACACGCACTGTCGAAAATTTAGTAGACGGAGGAAATTTCTAACATGGCAAACACCTTAAGAATTAAAAGATCTACTGGATCGTCAGCACCAACCTCATTAGCTAATGCAGAATTAGCTTTTACTGAAGGAACTGAAACCCTGTTTATTGGGAAAGGTACTGGAGGTGCTGGGGGATCGGCAACTAGTGTTATAAAAATCGGGGGCAAAGGTGGTTTCTTTGATAAGGATACAGTCCAAAATGCTAATAAAGTATTATCTGGCCCTACTACAGGAAGTGATGCTGCACCTACATTTAGAGCGTTAGTAAGTGATGATATTCCTTCTCTTGCTCATACAAAAATTAGTGATTTTGATTCGGGTGTTAGAACTAATAGATTAGATCAATTAACAGCACCAACTAGTGCAGTTTCTTTAAATTCACAAAAAATAACAGGACTAGCAGACCCTACTGCGGATGCTGATGCAGCAAATAAAGGTTATGTCGATGGAGTTGCACAAGGCTTAGACATTAAGGATTCTGTTGTCGCAACAACCACTGCAAATGGTACGTTATCAAGTGCGTTTGCTAACGGCCAATCAATTGATGGTGTAACCTTACAAACTGGTGATCGAATATTAATTAAAAACCAGACTACCGCTTCACAAAATGGTATCTATAACGTAAATGCTTCTGGCGCACCATCTCGTACCACAGATATGGCAACTGGCTCTAATGCTGCTGGTGCTTTTGTTTTTGTAGAACAGGGAACAATAAATGCAGAGAATGGTTTTACCTGTACTTCTGATACTGGATCTGCTGTTGTTGGAACTAATAACCTAACATTCGCACAGTTCTCAGGGGCAGGCCAAGTGATAGCTGGAGATGGTTTAGATAAGTCTGGTAATACTTTATCTGTTGATTTAAAAGCCAATGGTGGTCTTGTTATTGAATCTACAGAAATAGCTGTAAAACTTGATGCAAGTTCTATTACTGGAACGCTTGCAATAGGAGATGGAGGCACAGGTGCTACTACTGCGACAGCAGCTTTAACAAATCTTGGTTTGTCCAACTATGCAAAAACATTAATAGATGATGCAGATGCTGCTGCTGCCCGTACCACATTAGGACTTGGCAGTATTGCTACCCAAGCTGCTAACTCTGTTGCAATAACAGGAGGTTCTATTACGAACTTAACAACATTTGATGGTATAACCATAGATGGCGGTAGCTACTAATCTATAGGAGGTTATAGCTCATGGC